GATGGACAAAATGGCAGACGCATTAGTCACACTTGCAAGATTTGAAGAGAAGATGGATTCATACAATAAGTATAGGGATGACTCCTGGACTAGAATGAACAAGTTTTCAGAAAAACTTGATATCATTGAAAAAAAATGTGATGAAAACGCCCATACCGTTAACGTCATCAATAAATTATTCTGGATTGCCATTGCTGTTGGCGCCAGTGCAATCGCAGCCCAAATTTGGATGTAAGGAAATAAAATGAATCAAGAATCAATTAGTAAAATGGCGGCCGCACTGCAACAGGTCGCAGAAAATAAACTCAACGAATTTGAGATCCCAGAAACTATTCAAGCAGCAGAGCGCACCGCGTTCCACGGCGCAGCGGCTGGAGCACATAAAGCTGGTAAATCACACTTTAATTTTGCAGGTAAAAAATATCCTGTTACTATGAAAAAAGATACGGCTAAGGCAATTGCTGATGACGTAAAAGAAGCAAGTTTGGATGAAATTTCTCGCAGCATGAGACCTATGAGTAAAAGTTTTGGCAAAACTGTTGATCCTAAAAAGTTTGATGCATATAAAAAGCATATGAAAACTCATAACTTAGATGAACCTACTGTTCGTATGGCTCACGATGATCCAGATCACGGTGAATCAAAACGTATGATGAAGAATCCAAAGTACGCAAAGGCATTGGATCTATATAAAAAATCTATGAAAGAAGAAGTTGAAGAGAGTAAAAACATGGCACTAGCTAAAAAGTTAGCAAAGGCTTCAGCCTCGTCAGAAAAGGGTAAGAAAGCCGTTACTTTGAAGAAAGCTCCTTTTGATATTCCTAAGGCGTCTAAGAACGAAGAGGACGAAGTAGTAGTTAATCCTAAAAAAGAAACCAAGAAAGCTAAAATGGGTGATAACGAGGTTTCTGCAGTTGAATCAACTGTATGGCCAGTATATACGCGGATCATGGAAAAGCGCGGAGAGCATTACAAAAGTGCTGCAGCCGCACAAGAACCTAATGATGCATCTAAATCATCTAAAGGTGCTCAGGATATGTTGAATACTCCAAAGGATGTTAAAGATAATCCTGAAGCTTCAGGTGATGATGTTAAAAAGGCAGCTAATGCTGGACCTAGTAAAAAAGCTAGAACCAACGACAATAAGGCAGGCGACAGTAAAGTTATTCCATCAGCAACAAAGGCATAATATTATGGCAATTAAACCACCGGCGTGGTGTGCACACGCAGTTCCAGATAAAAATAAAGGTTGGGTAGATCCTAAGTCTGGGGAATTATATAAGTCTTCCAGATTTACTCAAGCAGAAGTCGATGCATTTCATGGCAACGTGACTCCTGCGGCGGCTCCTATAGTGCAAGAAGCAACACAAGAAGATGTACAAGATATGATTACTGAAGGCAAGATTCAGTCTGCTATGATGGACATGGAACTAGAAGACATGTCTAAAGTTGAACTTGAAGAGCTCGGGCGTGAAAATGGCGTTGAGCTTGACCGTAGAAAGTCTAAAAAGTCTTTAGTACAAGCAATGAAAACAGTACTTAGTAAATAGTTTATATATAATTTAGTATATAAAAACTAATTAGGTGTGTTATGAAATTATTTGATAAGTTGTCAGAAGATAACTTTATGCTTTATGCAATGCAGCAATACTATAAGCCTAATTGTATAGATGCTGAAGAATTTTATAATGACATGAAAAGATTTATGTATCTTAAACGTTTATTTTTTCGTTATGCTAATAATGGTAGTGTGCCTGAAAGATTAATACTTAATCATCTTATAGTATTGTTTAACGTATTTGATGTACAACCGACATTGAGAATGCTAGAGTATCAAATAGAAGATAGATATTGGTCAGCTTTAAAACCGTTTCTTATCTTCTTAAATTATATTAAAAATGATCAGTATACTGATATAACAATGGATCAGAATGTAGTAGACAAATTAAGGAAAATATAATGGGATTGGTCAAACGAGCTGGTGATCTTGTCTATACGTTTAGATTCTTAAGGCTTCTTACTACAAGTTTTGAAGATACCGAAGCCTACAAAAAAGGTATCATCGATAAAGACGGTAAAAAATTAAAAACATTTGATCTTAATACTATGGATAATAGGGATACGTATAAAAATTATTATACTCCTTTTCATAGGCTGGTATTTAATATCAAAAAAATTATGGCAAAGGTGCCTGGTGGTGGGTCTAGAATAGCTTCTTACGCTGCAGCGCTATTCTTACTAAAAGAAAAGTTTGGTGTCAGTGATAAAGAAATAAAAAAATCACTTAATATTGATCCGCTTGATTTTATGTCTGAACAAACAGAATGGTTTGTATTAGAAAATAATAAATTATCTCCAGGATCATATAAGGTATTAAGTGAAAAACTTATTAATGACACATTCGACGAGGTTGTTAAACCAAGAGATAAAGTTATAGTTTCAGAAGATTGTTACCCAATCGGTGAAATATTTGGATTAAACATTTATGAAGTAACCCATAGCAAAACAAATAAAAATATTTACGTTGCAATAAGCGAGCTGTCTAGATGATACCTAGATGGAAAAAAGCTGGCCCTAGTGGCGAGTTAGAAATTAAGTTTCCTACTGGCCGACGGTTTAAGATTGAAAAGCAGCTAGATGAATACGAGCGGCACAAAAACAGTGAGTGGAAAGTTTTAGAATGGGATCCACGATATAAAGATTGGGAATGGGGTGATACTTACAGCCCTAAAGCTTATGCTAAACAACAGGCCATGGATGCTGGTCAATATGATAAGAGAGGTAAGAAAGTGGCAGATTATTCTAAAACATTTCAGTTTGAATCACTAGAAGAAGTGACTACTACTGCTGACGCCGGAATTCCTCAAGATACTGCTAACATGGGCCCAAGAGCTAAAGAAATACATGTAACAGACCGTAGACGTAAAAAAAATAAACTGCCTGTTTTGCTAAAAAGATTTAGAAGGCATATGGAAGATAATGGCTAAATTATATTTAATATTAATCGTAGTAAGCTTACTCAGTGGAGTGGGGTATGGCGGATACCAGTATTATATCTGGTCTGAAGCTACTATAAATACTCTTAGAGAAAATAACGTAAAGCTTAAAACTACAGCCGAAACTTTACAGGCTACTATTGAACAGATTCAAGCTGATCAAAAAAAGAATGAACAGCTGAATAAAGATTTAACAAAAAGATTGCAACAATCACAGCAACACCTTGACAAGCTTAGAGGTGTATTTGCTAAGATAGATTTGACTATGGAGGCATTAACAAATGCACAAGGACTTGAAGATAGGGTTGACAACGCCGTTGGCAAATTACTCCAAAAAATTGAAGCCGAAACTACTCCTCCCAGTGATGAGCCTGCTTCTACTGACAGCGTGTCTGGGCAATAGAGCGCCCGAAACAGAAGTAGTTGTTTCAACCGAATACGCTAAACAAAATGTTCCTCTTCAAGAGAGACCTAAGGCAGTACAATTTCCTCCTGTCGATTGGTATGTAGTAACTGAAGAAAATCTAGATGAAAAGATTGCAGAACTCGAAGCTAAAACTGGTAACGTAGTATTCTTTGCAATTACTCCAAAAGGATATGAAAATCTAGCGTTAGGTATTGCTGAGATGCGTAGGTACATAAAAGATACACAGGCTATCATAGGATATTATGAAGAAGCTTTAACTCCTACAGATGTATCACCTCCCTCAGAATAGCTCTTCTTATTATACATCGATATTTAATATTTGTAAACCCCTAAAAACAAAATATTATTTTTAAAACAGCGCATTTAACTGTTTTCAATTTCGTGTATTTGATATATAATAGCACCAACTAAACAATCACAACAACCTAAAATCTAGTCTCTAAATAATCCGATTTAGAGCTATGCCTTTTATACGCATATGGAGTAATGCATGCTATTCGAAGAACAAATCTCACGTAAACCCGATTTATACCCATGGACAAAACAGTTTGTCGACGCCATTTGGCAAGGCTTCTGGACGCCTGATGAATTTAATTTTAGATCAGACTATTCGCAGTTTAAAAGCGATTTAACAGAAGAGGAACAAGAAGTAGTTGTCCGTGCACTTTCGGCTATTGGCCAAATTGAGGTTGCAGTGAAAACGTTCTGGGCAAACATTGGCGACAAGATGCCACACCCATCTATTCGTGATCTTGGATATGCTATGGCTAATTCAGAAGTCATTCATAATTTGGCATACGAAAAACTACTGGATATTTTACATTTGACTGACGTCTTTGAAAAGAACCTTGAAGAGAAGGTAATCAAAGGCCGTGTGGACTATCTACGTAAATATTTAAAGCGTGAATATAAAGATGAAAAGAAACAGTACATTTATTCTATTATCTTGTTCACGCTCTTCGTAGAGAATGTAAGCTTATTCAGCCAGTTCTATATTATTATGCATTTTAACCGTAATAAAGCTGTACTTAAAGATTGTGCTCAGCAAGTGCAATATACACGCAACGAAGAAATGCTGCATGCACAAGTTGGCATCAAGCTTATTAACACAATGCGTGAAGAATATCCAGATTTATTTGACGATGAAATGGAATCTCGTATTCGTGAAGAATGTGTAGACTCATTAAAAGCTGAAAGCGCCGTGATTGATTGGATCATGGGCGAATATTCCGTTGAAGGATTGGACGCTAATATCCTTAAATCGTTTATCGCGAAACGCATGAAAGACTCACTTGATCAAATAGGATTTGATTCAAGCGAGATCTACTATAACCAGCACCACATCGATCAGACTTATTGGTTTGATGAAGAACTACTTGGTGCTAACATGACAGACTTCTTCCAAAAGCGGCCAGTTGAATACGCAAAAGGAAAAGGTATTACAGCTGACGATTTGTTTTAGGAGGATAAAGAATGATTGATACAACACAGAACTGGTGGTGGGCAAATGAAGACTCGCGCTTATTTTTAAGCCGCGGATATATTGATGGCAATATGACTCTTGAAGAAAGAGTACGTGAGATTGCAAAATCTGCAGAAAATATTCTTGACATTGAAGGGTTCTCTGATAAGTTTTATGGCTATATGAGTCGAGGATATTATTCATTGTCTTCACCTGTTTGGTCAAACTTTGGTACAAAAAAAGGTTTGCCAATTTCTTGTAATGGAGTTTATATTGAAGACTCAATTAATTCTATTCTCACTAAAGTTGGTGAAGTAGGAATGCAAACTAAGATGGGCGCTGGTACATCTGCTTATCTTGGATCCATACGCCCACGTGGAACCGAAATTAAATCAGGCGGATCTGCTGACGGCCCTGTGCACTATGCCAATATGTTTGAAACAACCGTTGATATCATATCACAGGGCAACGTACGTCGCGGATCAATGGCGGTCTACTTGGATATTGAATCACCTGATGTTATGGAATTCTTAGAATGCCGTGAAGAAGGATCTTCTATTCATAATTTATCATTGGGCGTCTGTGTCTCAGATAAATTTATGTCGGAAATGATTGAAGGTGATACAGCAAAAAGAGAAGTATGGGCCAGGGTTTTGCGCAAGAGGCGCGAGTCTGGTTACCCGTATATCTTTTTTAGCGATACTGTAAATAACAATGCACCACGCGCTCTGCGCGAGACTGGTAAACGCATCTGGGCATCAAATCTGTGTTCTGAAATCGCCCTTCCGTCATCATCAGACGAATCATTTGTGTGCAATCTTGCATCGATGAATGCACTAACATTTGATGAATGGCAGCATACTGATGCAGTAGAAACTATGATTTATTTCTTAGATGCTGTCATGGAAGAGTACATTGACAAAACATCTGGAATCCAATTTATGGAATCATCACATAATTTTGCTAAGACGTGGAGAGCTCTTGGTCTTGGTATTCTTGGTTGGCATTCATATCTACAATCTAAAATGATTCCGTTCGAGGGTCTACAGGCTCAGATGGAAACAATTAAGCTTGCTAAATTTATTGATGATAAGTCACTTGCTGCTACAAAAGAACTGGCAGAAGAATATGGTGAACCAGTCGGAATGTTAGGATATGGAGAGCGTAATCTTACTCGTTCTGCTGTTGCTCCGACTACATCATCGTCATTTATTCTCGGTCAAGTGTCTCCATCAATTGAACCTCTTGCCTCTAACTACTTTACAAAGGATTTAGCCAAAGGTAAGTTTACGTATAAAAATCCATTCTTAAAGCAGCTATTAGCTGATAAAGGCAAAGATGACTTTGAAACATGGGAGACTATTCTTATTCGTGGTGGCTCAGTGCAGCATTTAGACTTTTTGTCTGATGAAGAAAAATCAGTATTTAAAACGTTCAGTGAAATAACTCCGCTGTCTATTGTGCAACAAGCGGCTTCAAGACAGAAATATATAGATCAGGCACAGTCTCTTAACCTTATGATTCATCCAGAAGTATCTACAAAGGATGTGAATGCATTATTAATTGAAGGCTGGAGATTAGGTGTCAAAACATTTTATTATCAACGATCAGCAAACCCAGCACAAGAGCTCGTAAGAGATATTATGTCTTGTGCATCGTGCGAGGCATAAATGGAAGAAGAATACTGGACAGAGTGTGTAGCGTGTGATACTGAATCACAAGTAATGGTAGTCGATAGTGAGGAAACTCCCCAGTACTGCCCTATGTGTGGTTCTCCTATGGAATTCGAGGCGCTTGAAGATGATTAATAAATAGCTTTTTATTAATCATAAAGAAGCTGTTTATTATGTGGTATTATAACAAAAATGAATTTGATGAGACACCAGAAGAATATCAAGGATTTGTATATCGCATAACCGAAAAAGATACGGGTATGAAATACATTGGCAAGAAATTTTTCTGGAAGCCTAAGGTCCTACCAAAAAACTCAAAAAGAAAGCGCCGGGTCAGAACAAGAGTGGATTCTGACTGGCGTACTTATTTTGGATCTAGTAAAGAAGTGCAACAGCTAGTTGAAGAAAAGGGTGAAGATAATTACTATAGAGAAATCTTAAAATTATGTAAAACCAAAGGGCAATGCTCATATTATGAAATGAAATTTCAATTTGAGTATGATGTACTGCTAAAGCCTGAAGAATATTATAATGCTTTTATTGGCGGAAAAATACATAGAAAGCATATTTTAGGTGTACATGATGATGAAAGTGTGTTAGAATAAACCTAACAATTAGGAGATTATTATGATTATTATTGACTATTCGGCAATCGCAGTTAGCAATATCGTGACACAAAGACTTGACATACAAGAGGATATGATCAGACATATGATTCTTAATTCTATTCGTATGTACCGTTCTAGGTTTAGAGATAAGTTTGGTGAGGTCGTTATGGCAGGTGATGCTGGTAACAACTGGCGTTATAATGAATTTCCTCAATATAAGGCTGCTCGTAAAAAGACTCGCAAGGAGTCTAAGATGGATTGGAAAGAAGCATTCCGTATTATTAATTTAGTATGGGAAGAACTAGGCGAACACTTTCCTTATAAGACTATTAAAATTGATGGCTGTGAAGCAGACGATGTCATCGGTGTTCTTGTAGAACAAACACAAGAATTTGGCCAGCATGAGCCAGTAATAATTATTTCTGCGGACAAAGATTTTGCACAGCTTCAGAAATACAAAAATGTTTCTCAGTTTTCTCCTATGACTAAAAAGTTTATTAAAGAAGATCATCCACGAAAGCAGCTATTAGAACTTGTACTAAAAGGCGATACCGCTGATGGAGTACCTAATGTT